CCTTTCCAGTTTGCCCAATAATATTCTGAACATTACCTTGAGAAAGATAATCAGTTGCCATGAATAGATATATTGTGCTAGCAGCCAAATCAGCATTTTGTGGAGATGCTGTAGCACTAGAAGTGCTATGACCTACAACATATGAATATCTCTTCATCCAAGATTGTCTCTTTTCAGTATATTTGAATTGAGGGTCGTCGGTTGGTTTTTTCCCTATTTGAGAAACAATTCTAAAAAAGGGTGTTTGGTCGATTGATAACTCTGTGAATTTATCACTAAAGTTATACTTTCTACGCATTTCACCGGTATCTGGTGTTCCACCGGCAATGCCAGTTACATTACTTATAACCCTAGGGTTACTATAGTCATTTAAAGCCATTTTCGTTTACTCCTTGTTGTTAATGAAAGTTCGAGAGTAAACTTTGAATTATTTTCGCAGTTTATTCGCCGAACAAGTTATCGGTACTATCAAGACCCTTCATTGCATTGAAGATTTGGTCTTCGACGGCGACTTCACCCGTTTCGGCACTATTAACAGCACTTGCAGTTTGAGGAACAGTTCTTGCATTTTTCATCTGTTCTGCCATCTGCTTTTTTGTACTGTTAGCAACATTCTGCTGAACCCTATCCTTATTTAGAATTAAGTTAATATCATCATAAGTAATCTTATGCTTATCGGCTTTATCCATCATAGAAGCAAACTCTTTTTCAGTCATATTGTTATTTTTCATCCATTGTCTAGCTTCGGCACGTTTAGTTCTGTCTGCCTCAGTCTGTTGGATTTTGCTTGACATATTATTTTCAGCTTGCTGTACTTTCCTATCTACAATATTTTCAACGACTCTATCAAACACTTGAGCAGATTGAGATTGAGGGTTTGAAAAAGCATCATCTGGGTCGAAGACAAAATCATCTCCTAACTTATATTGCTCTTTCACACTTTGTGGTTGACCTCCATTTTGTAAGTAGTCTTGGACAGTTTCGATTAGCTTTGGGTCCTTCTTCATCACATTTATAATAGCCCCATATTGCTCATTATCTTTATTTGTTTGAGCTAATTTTTGAGCTTCACGTGATGAATCAGAATACCGTTTTTTATACGGATTATCATCGCTATCCCAGTCCACACCCTTGCTTGCATCAGAGTTCTGTCCACTTTCGACGGAAGTTACTTGTTCGCTTGTTGCGGAATCATCTTGAACGTCATCATATACAACGCTGTTGACGTTTTTTTCTAAGTCATCGAAAAAATTTCCAGAGTCAGCGTTCATAACAGCATCTACCGTCTGTTGTTCTTCTGAGTTACCTTGATTTTTTGACATAATTTTCCTTTTTCCTTTAAAATTATTTGTTTAATTTACATTTAATTTTTTTCATTTCCAACAATATTATCAGAAGAACCTTCATTTGGTTGCCCTTCTAGTGATTGTTGAATCTGTTGAGCTCCATTCATTTCCCCTTGAGCTCTTTTATCAAAATTCTTTTTCTCTTCTCTTTCTATTAGTTGCATTTCTTTATTGTGCATATCTAATTGAGCTTTATTTACAGCTGCATCGCCTTTAAGTTTAGCAGACGTATCTACAAGTTTCTTTCTCATATCATGCTCTACTTGTCTAACTTTATCTTTAATTCCAGCTTGTACTAATTGACGTTCTAGGGTCTCAATTGTTCCAGCTGAATCTTTTGCTTGCTCTTCCATTTGGGCTATTTGACCTTGGAGTTGTGCAAGCATTGATTTTCTTTCTGCTATTTGCTCTTTATTTTTAACATCTGTTTCTGCAAGGACAGCCATATCATCTATAACTCCTAATTGCATTAATTCTTTTAGTTCACCTAGGTAAGCCCATCTATTTATAGGTAGACTATTTCCGGCTATCACCCTAACGTCAAATCGAGCAGCTGAATAGTCATTGAATTTACCTATTGCTTCACCTAGATTATTAAACATAGGTACATTAATAGATACACTCCTTTCTTCTTGTATAGCAGAAGGTTGTACAATTCTAAATACCTTTTGAGCTTTATATAAAAATTGAGAATAGTCTCTAACAAGAAGCCCTAACTGAGTTAATGATGCTTTAACATTGCCGTCAATCCAAGCCTTAACTCTTCTAGTTCCATATTCGTCATTTGCTAGAAGACCTTTATAGGTATCATGCTGAGCTTTCATATCTCCTTGCATAGAGGAATATATACCCGCTAAATATTCCATATCTTGTTTCCCTTGTGCTACAATATTAGCAAAAGCGGAAGACAGTTGAGCTGGTTGGACCTCCCTTGGAGGCTCATAACCATTATTAACCGGAAGAAGAGCTCCGGGTGCAGACGCATACTTCTCCCAATAATCGACATCTACGCTCCCATCAACATACATCCACCTTAGAGAAGAACCCAATGATGCATTATGTACCATTAGCTGATGAGCTTTATTAAGCTCCTTCTGCTTGCCTATTAGTGGAGAGACAGCAGATAGTGGAAAAGGTGTTCCAGTATGTTTATAGTGAACTGGGATTATAGGATAATCAGTTCCCGGAAGGATAGATTCGAACAATAGTTGGTCTCCAACTGCAACTGTCAACCTAATTTTTGTTTCATAAAATTTAATAGCTTCAACTAGATTATTTTTTAATTCACCTTTCATTAAAATTTGAAATTCTTTTTCTGTTACAACTTCATTCTCTATTCTGCTAACTTCTTCCATGAGCTCTTGAGTCTTTTGAGTCTTCATTTGTTCTAGTTGCTGAGTTGAGTTAAGTTGTAATTTGGCTCTTTCTAAGGCAAATCTTTCTCTTATAATTTGTCCAGATTCAAGTTGTTGTTGCAATTGCATTTCTTTTTCAGTCATCTGAACTTGCAATTCTTCCTTAAAGCCTAGCATTTGAGCTTCAACATATGTAGATATATCATCAATTTGTTTTTGAGTAGGCTCTATTCTATAATAAACATTTCTATATTCAACTTTTATCTTTTCATATTTCTCGTAATATTCTAATAAATCCTCATCTTCCCCAAATATTCCAATAGCTTCTGTTATATCCTTAGCTTGAAAGTCCTTCCAATCTGACTTTTTGCTATAACTAGTGGGGGTTGTTGTATTTCCAGTAGCAGATTTTATTTTTGCTTTATACTCCGGGAATTGATTCATCAAAGTATTCCTAGGTATAATTTTATGCAAAAGCATATAAGCCGCATCCCTAAACAAAGAGTCTTTCGATTGAGGGTCTATATAAACATCAAAAGGTTCAAGGCTTCTTACCTTAACCTCTCCCATACCTCTATCATCATTAGGGTCAATATAGACTTGAAAGAATCCCATTGATTTTGTAGCTGCATCAGTTACAACTTGACTCATTAATTGCTTTCCATTGCTATTATACCATATATAATCAGCAATATCTGCATGGACAGCTGCAACGTCAGTATCTGAGCCTTCAGCTCCTACTGCTTGCCACCTAGGGTCGTTTGCTGTTGCGTAAAAGACAAGCATCTCTACAATAGGTATAATTCTATTAATAGTGAAAGTAGGCATTCCTTGTTCTTCAAGAGCCTTTCTTTCCTCTGCACTTAATTGATTATCTAAGTAATAGTCGTGAGCTTCTTGGTTTACTTCTTCCCATCTTTCTCTAGAGCGAGTATTTAGACGGTCATATAATTGATGTATTTCGTATGCTTTCTGCTGTTGATTCTTCTTTGCCATATTTCTCCACTAATTTGCTTTGTAATATAAGGACTTTTAAGCAACTATCCAAGACTTTGGTTTACCATAACGCTTTTTATATGAACCTTTTTCTCCTTCAGTTGTAGTTGGAGGGGTTAAATACTTACAAGCATAAGCCAATGCATCGATAGTATCATCGTGTCCCATCCGAGGACCAAACTGTAAAATCTCATGTTGCAAATCAAACATAGTTTTTCTTAAATGCAAGCTTCCTACAATAATTCTTTGCGATAAAACTTCTTGTATTCTATCTCTTTTTGATAACCTAGTTCCGGGTTTTTCTTCTTTGAAATGAACTGAGAAATCATTTCTTCTTCTCATTTCAGCTATTAAAGCTTGAAATATAGGTCTTGACATTGTTGTATCTTCTATTGTAAATAGCTTTGGATGGTATATAGAGTTATAATCAAATATATAATCTATAATACCTTTTTTATCTTCTCCGGGAATACCTAAAACCGGAATACCCCGTTTTCGTATATAATCCAAGACATAAATATTATTTTCCATATCAACGGCAACTGCTACAATAACGCTAAAATCTGCATCTCTTCTTTGGCTGTCAGTAGCGGGGTCTACGCCGCAGTATACATTTACGGGTTTATGCTCTCCATCAATTTCTAAGAATCCAATTCCTTTCTCTTTATCCCATCTATAAGTTCCATCATGCTCTTTAAGATGTCTCATTGTAAATATGGCATCTTCAGCACTCTGAACCTCCATGTGATATTCTTGCCAATATTTTGCGGGCTGTCCAGAATCGGAATAAAACTTTTTCTTTTCTTCTAGCTTATCAGCACCAAACCAACTATCCCAAAGAGCAGTTCCATCTTCTTGAAGAGCTTTGTAAATCATTACTTTCCATGTGAAATCCAAGCCATCACTTTCCGCTCTAGTTGCATTGACAATGAGATTATTGATAAAAGAATCAAAATGAACGGGAGTACCATTAATACGAAGACGACCATCAAGAGGCTCAAGAGCGGGATGAACAACAGCGGTAACCATATTAGAATTTTTAGCACGGGCTTCAGCAGTAATAGTATTATTTTCATCCTCAAAGTCGTCCAAGACGATGAGGTCATATCTTTTATGCAATTTCGCACCACCCCTAATCCCCGATATATTCGATTTACTAATAAGTTTACATCCATTTTTCAACTCTATATCTGATTCTGTCCATTTTAATCCTTTTTGGTTACCGAAATAATACAAGAAACTATCGTTATATTCAAGGTGATATTTTACATAATCCATATTTCCAGTAGATAGCTTCC